TATTCAGTGTCATGAACATCTGGTTGTTTTTGATCGCGAAATTGCCGTACGTTTCATTTACATCCGTCTGGTAGTTTATCCATGCTGGCAAGTATCCTGCGGCCGTTTGCACCCAACTAGTCCCGTTGTGTGCTGTACTCCACCACGCCCTGTACTCGTTGATATCCTGTTCAAACCCGATTTGATTAAAAGCGGGTTTGAACAAATTTTCCATGTTCTCTAGCAGCATGTGCCATTTGTTTCCTTGGCTGTAATCAATTCGCGGAACGAAGCTTAACATTGCCATCAAGTAGCATGGTTCTTTTGGCTTAATTACAAGCCTCCCTCCTTTCTGGTCTTTTGCTCCTTTTCCGATTCCTGCGAGTGTCGCGAGCGGTTGATCTATTGTTGACGATTGGCTAATCACTTCTTGGAAGATCACGCCTTTTGTCATTCCTCCCATAAATACAGGCATTTCTGACCGCCTAGCAACGTTACTGTCCCACGCTGCTTCTACCCAATTGTACCAACTTCCTCCGCTCACTGCTGTTCTATTCAGGTAATCGAACATGTTTTTGCTAAAGTTCAGTTGATCCATTGTGAATTTTCCCCCACTGATCGTTACTGCGCTTGCATTGTTGATGTACGTAATACTGTCGGTTTCTATCCAGTTATTGAAGCGGTCGTTTTTGTACGTTCGCAGTGCTAGCCCTTCCTGACTATTAAGTAAGTTTGGAATGTTATTTGGTTGTTCGTATACCCATTTGTATGGTTCTAGGCTTGCGCTGTTGATTTCATAACTGCTTGTTGTTTGAGCGAATGCGAGAATTTCCTCTCTCATCAGATCAATATTTTCGAGATCGAATGTGGCGATACTTGGGCTTACTGTTCTTGTTTCTGACGCGAGTTGATATCCCCAATTTATAGGGAATAATATTCCCCATCTTCCTGAGTTATAAGCTCCTGTAATTAACGTTGCGCCCACTGTAATTGCTCCACTACATAGGTCATATACTGAAACACGTTGCCCATCCATGGTATTCACCATAATTTGTTTTGGGTCTGGAGCAGTACCTGCAAAGGTTATTTCGAACATCGCACCTGGACCTAATCTTCCCAATCCTCCCGTTAATGGTGCTTCTTCCAGTGTAATGTATCCACCAAACAGGTTATCCCAATATTTAAATACCGATATTGTTTGTGCGCTTGCTGTTGTTGCTCCTTGGTGAACTACGGCTCCAATTCCTTCTTGTAGATTTGCGTAGTATTGTTTTACTACTTCCCAATACATTAGCAAACTGATTGCGTTAAAGTTTCTGGTTACTGTCGTTGTTGGCGCAATTCCTATCCCTCTGATACCCAAATATGCTGCAATACTACTTGGGTTTATTTGTGCGTTATCTAGATCACTTACTGTGTCGTAGTCGATCACCCTTGCACTCATTGTGATTTGTGGGAACTTTACTTGACTAATATTGTTTCCTATTTTGAGTTTGTTGTTGTGCAGAAAGCTATTGTACAACCTTAAGTCTGCTGTAAACCAGTGGATGCTTCCTTCCAGGCTTCCGAATAACGGACCTATTGTTGGATTAGTGTAAACTTCCATGGCACATCCAATATCCCATGTGTCCTCTGGTAGGCCTATGTTTGTGTATATCGGTATCAGCGTTCCCACGCTTGCCGTTGTTCTGACGATTTTGTCCAGGTTAAACGTTGATCGTCCATAGCCTTCAAACTCAATCGACATTTTCTTACCGCTACCTAGGCGGTTTCCTCCAATGATTGTTTTCATTGTTCGTTTTTGTTTTTGTTTTGATCATCCAGATATTCCTGTATCTTTTGTGCTTTGTACATGTCCCTGCTGTCCATCATCATCATTACCACCGTTACCAGGAACGTCCAGTGGTTTTGCTCGATCCATTGTAGTAGTTCATCTGCGCTTTCGTGTTCTTCGGTGAGTTTGTTTTGCCCCCATGCTGCAAACCATGTTTGCCCATTTGTTGTTATTGCCTCGAACGGTGTCCCGTGTATTGGCAATCTTTGATCAGAACTCAAAGGCGAGTTGCGCGCTTTTTCTAACAACTCTTGTCCATTCGATTCGAATGTTACCGTTTCTACGTCTTTCATACGTTTTTGATTTAGAGATTATTATGTATTTTGGCCATTCTTCACGGGGTATGACCTCTCCCGTTTCTTCATCGACGGCTTGTACTGTCGTTTCGTATTTTTCCTTGATTTCCATTTTCTTGTTGTTTGGTTTCCTTTCCAGTAGATTTCCATGTCTTCCATCTCCTTTTGTTTTCACAAATCTACGATTTAGTTTTCCATATTTTTTATACCCTTTTGCTGGTATTTTTATCCTCCCCGGTAGGGGGCGGGTACTCCCGCTCTTTTGTAAAACTATTCCTCTGGTGATGCCTGGACGGAGTCCGCCCGCGCGGCGAGCGCTGTCGCTGCGGTAGCGTGTTAGGCAGGCGAAGGGTTTAGTCTGCAAGACCGAGCGACAGCGAGCCCGGAGTTAGCCGACCCCGATAGGGGGAACGCCCCCCTGCTTAGTTGTCCTACCAGTCATCTAACCCTGGCTCTTTCCATTCTGTTTTTTCCCATCTTGGCTCTGCCACTATTATTTCTTCTTTTTTTATTATTCTTTCTTCTTGCTTTAGCTTTCTCCTTTCTTTCTCATATTTTTTGGCATCCCAATCTCCTGGGCTGCCATATCCTAATCTTGTATTTTTTTCTTGTGCTACTTTTAGTAGCTTACTCCTTCCTTCTGCGTCCTCTGCTTTTACTTTTATTCCTCCTATCCATTGGACGCCTTTATCTAATTTTTGCAACCATAGTTGCTCCCTTTCTTCTTCTGTATATATCTTATTTCTCCAATACATCGGCATTCCTATTTTATGCCCTTGTTCCGTTGTATACGTTTCTTTCGTATCTATTCCTTTATATTTATTTAGCCCTGCGTTGAACGTTTCTACGTATTTATTACCTATTCCTGGGCTTGTTAATACCTTTGGTTTGTAGTACTTATGATCTACATCTACTTTTGTCACATACTTTATTATATAATTTATTGTCTTTTCGTTAACGTAATTTACACGTTTCCCATATTTCATATGTCCCAACCATGTATACCCGTATCTTTTTTTATCACTATTCCATATTTTATCTATTTCCTCCACATCATCACACCATATTATTCCATGTATGTGCAGATGTTCCGTTCCTGTGTGTCCTAGTTCCGTTACTAACCAGTGCCTTACACTTTTCCCGTGCTTTTTTCTCCATCTTTCTAGAAATTTCCTTACTGCTATTGTTGCTACTTGATTGTCTAGGTCGTACCCTTCTAGCTTGCTATTTTGCTTTTTCGCTTCTTCTATTATTTCTGTATACGTTTCATTATTAAACGTTAATGTTATGAATTTTCCGTTTTTATGATTTTTTATATCTTCTTTTAATCTTACTCTCCATTCATTGCTTTTTTTCGTTAGACATTCCATACATACCCCACATCCTACGGGGATTTGCCCCACACGTGCATCGTGCATGTGCGGGACATTTCCTCCGTTTTTTTTGTTTGCTTTGTATTTAGGATTCCTTACTAGTCTTGGATATAGACACATTACCACTCAATTTTCTTCGTGTGTTCTGATTTGTTTGGCATTTGTTTTAATCCTTTTTGGATTAATCCACCTCCCACCATTTCTACCGCTTTTGTAATTGTTTCGACTGTTAGTTTTGTGCTATTACTCACGTCTTGGACGAATTTTTGTAAGTCCAATTTTCCTTGTTCTATTTCCAGTGCTTTCCATTTTTGAGCTATTTGTTCCCCTATTGCTCCCATTTGCTCCACTGTCAAATCTTTCTGAGCCTCTCTCAAGTCATTCATTAGTACCGCTCCTATTGCTTCTGCTTGTTTCGTTCGAAGCTCGGCCGTCACCATTCCTTGTGCTGCTTTTGCTTCTTGCCATAGTATATGCGTCCTTGCTTGCATTTGTTCCGCTGCTTCTTCATTTGTCATTGCATGTAAGTCGGCCGCTATATGCGCCATCCTTCCTTGTTGTCTTGACAATTCTGTATCTACTCCTGCTGTTTTCGTCGTTTCCGCTTTTGTTTTTTCCGTTTGCGCTTCTAGTAGTGCTTTTTGCGCTCCCATTAGTTGCATCCCCATTATCTCATTCCCTCCTGCTGGTGCTTTTGCTGCGTTTGTTGCTGCTCCTCCGTGTCCTGTTGTTTGTCCTCCTCCTCCGCTCATTCCGTACATTAGGCCTGGGTTTATCCCGGCCTTTTCCATTTCTTCTCGCTGTGCTCCATAGCTTGTATCTTTCCACATTTGTAAGTCCGCTGCGTTTTGCCTTGCTAGACTTCTTCCATCTATTGCATACTGTTGTTCGTTCAACTTTCCTTGTTGCCGGATTTGTCTCCGGTCGTTGAACCCTGCTGTTATCATTCCTAGCCCTGAATTTACCGCCGTCTCTGCGGCGTTCATTGCTAGCCCTGCTATTGGTCCCATTTTTCGCGCTTTTTTTCTAAAAAGCGATACACCTTAGTACATATTATAGTACACACGCGTACCGCCTTCCAGTTCATTGTTTTTTAATTAATTACATTCTTGTTCAGTCGCTGTGTACTATCCGACGACTTCGTCGGTTTTCCCTTCTCCTTTCATGTCCTCTTTAGGTGCGTGCCTCTTGTTCCTTTCTTCAAGGTGCTTCTTAGCTCCTGCCTCTGTTGCTTCGATAGCTGTTTCCCATCTATCATGCCTAATGTCTGTTTCTGGAATTACGCCATCTTTTCTCTCGGTGAACATCAACTCGCTTACGTCGTCCATGTCTGCGCCTTGCTGCATCATGCGCTCCATCTTTCTTTCGATGGTTTCACCTTCTACCACTTTACATACGCGTAGTGTGGTTTTTTCAATTTGATTTTGTCTATACATCATGTTCTGTTGTTTTGATTGTGAACACTATTCCTCCTGGGTGTTTTTTCCGTTGGAACCCTACCAACATAGCTAGCGCAACAATCCATAATTGTCGATCTGCTTGTGCTAGTACTTTCATACTTTCAGCGTCCAAGATAGCGATGTCATATCTTGGTCTTTTGTCTTCTTCCATTTTGTTTTGTTTTAAAGTTTGGGGGGCTCTGCAGTTTTTCAGTAGTCCGTCACCCCCCTTACCTAATTATAACCCCATTAAAACGTAATGATTTTACACTTTTGGCATTATTTTGGCACTCATTTTGCGCCGACATTGAATATCAAAACCCACTTGCACCCATAGGTTTTGCGCTCCAATGTCTGTTTGCGCGAAGATCTGATTATATCGCACTGGGTCGATATATGTTGTTAAGTCTTGAATACTTACTACTCCGGCACTTTCTTCCCATTGGTAGTTTCTATTCAGTGTCATGAACATCTGGTTGTTTTTGATCGCGAAATTGCCGTACGTTTCATTTACATCCGTCTGGTAGTTTATCCATGCTGGCAAGTATCCTGCGGCCGTTTGCACCCAACTAGT